TGTATTTTTGTATCTAGTTTTTTTAACTCACCACCTGTGGTTAATAAGATACAATTTCTGTAGTCTTGCCAATTTACTCTATAATTAGTATCTAATTCACCGCTATTTAAAGAACGAATTAAATCATTAAGTGCATTAATAGTGTATAGAGTATTGGATTCCTTTTTTCTATGTAAAAGAATTGTGTTGTCTAATATTGTACTAGACATATTGAATGAATCAACATTATATGTACAGACATATTCATTTGTAGATTCTACAAACAATATAAATATCTTATTAAATAAGATTTCATATTGATCTTTAATCGTATCTACAGTTGATTCTAAGCTTTCCTTAGTAGTAAATGTGCAAAATAATTTGTTTGCCAAATCGTCAAAATTAATTTCGTAATCCATAATAAATATTATATATATTTTAGAGAATTGTAATTATTACCATATGCAACTTTTACAACGTATTTATTGTTTTCTAATAATTTTTTTACTTCCTTTAAAACCTCTTTACCATCTACTGAAGAATAATCAACTAGGAATGAATCATATGTGTATAATATAACTTTACTTTGTTTATTCTCCAAATAATCTATTACTTTTTTTACAGAAATAACATTATTGTGTGTTTCTGCTGATTGGATTATATAGTTTAAGACTTTATTTGGGGTTGGGTTTTGTATTTGTTTTTCAGTTAATATTTTACCTCCTACTAATTCTAATTCTCCTGTAGCATTAAACAATTCCCATAGTTTTTCAACATATTCATTCATTGCTTTAAAAAAAGGTAATTCCCTGTATTCTTTAAACACACCCCCATATAATTGTTTAAAGGTTAATTCTTTAGATTTAGAATATTCTTCTTCAGTTAATGATTCTTTATTAAAATACATTTTACCTAATTGGTTATGTACTGATTCCTTATCTAATGGAAAATCTATTAAATTGGCTAATATTCTAACATGGTATGCATCATAATCAAATTCAAAAAACATATCATTTTTAGGAATAAATGCAGTTCTTGAACCATCGTTTTTATTTAAAGCAGCAAAGTTAACACCGTTAAAAGAATTAGTCGGACGAGTAGTAAGGTTATAGAGATTATATTTAGTATACACTGTTTCTCCACGAATAAACCATTCTTTTTCATGGTATTTAAAGTGTTTATCAAAATAATCACGATGAATTTTTAATCCTTGTTCTTCTATTGATTTAAATACTTTAGGAAAAGTATCATTATAAAAATTATTTATTTCTGTTGGGATTTTTTCTCTAATTTCTTCAAAGTTTTTTTCCTCTTGTTCATAAATTTTAGAGATTGGTACCAAGGAATTGCAGAACGGTAAATGTCCATACCTATCATAAGTACGGGACCTAATAAGAGTATAATCCAAGTTGTTAGTGTCATATGCTACGTCAATTAATTTAAGTGAATCAAAATAATATAAACATTCTTTTTTGTTTATAGTATAAATTCTTTCAAAGTTATTTTCTATCCATTCTATTACTTCATTAAAGGATAATTTAAATGCTTCTGAATGATTAATCGGAAATATATATCCCTTATTATTAAATGTTTTAAAATAAATTAAACAAGGGGAAGTTAAACTAGAATGATATTCATCATTCATAGGAATAACCCTTATATAACATTCCTTATCCGATAAATAAAGTCTATTTAGTTGTTCCTTTGTTTCAACAATATAATACATAACCTTTTATTCATAACTAATATTCTACCCCTCGTTCTCGATCAGGTATAACCCTATTTCTAGTAGGGATTCTATCTTCTGGTTCCAATATACGTTCGTTTTCTAACCCATCCAACCTTCTTCCTATAGGTAATAATAAATCATGTTTTTCTAATGTGTGTTGTGCACCTACCATAGCTCCTAATTTAGGATGTATATGATAATATCCTCTATATGGTAATCCAGTTTTTTTATTAATAAATTCATCACCATTAGTATATAAATCAGTTGTTTTAGAATTTTTAGCAAATTGAGTTAAATCACGTAGATATTGTTTCATACCTTTAAAATTTATATTTGCTCTAGTAACTGTATTTTTGTTTATTCTTCTAATTTCATCTATATCTCCACTTATCTTCCAATTTAATAGTGATATTCTCCAAATTGTAAAATTATAGTCTCCATCTCTATCTCTTAAACTATTAAATGTATCCCTGTTTATTTCTCTTATAGAAGGATTTTTTTCATTTACTCTTTTTGTAAAATATCTACTAATACTTCCTTTTTGATAATCACTAGAATTAGGAGCCGGTATAAATGACATAGGATCTTTCCCATATTTTAATAAATTATTTTCTCCACCTTTAGCTTGATTATAAGCTCTACTTGTTGTAGAATTATTTAATTTAGAACCCTCTTGGTTATTATATGGGTCAGCTTTTTGTTCTGCTTCAACTAATAAAGTATTTTTTATTAATTTTCTTATATTAGTGTCAGTAGAATTAGCACCAGTAAAATAATTGCCCCTATAATCCTCAAAATATTTACCCTGGTAAGATTCTCCATTACTAGCTAGTAAAAATTCATTACCAGCAGTATATAAATCAGTATTAAGTAATCTTTTAGGAAAATAACTCATCTAACATCTAGTTTGTAAAAAATTAATTTCTTCGTTTCTTCTTGATGGGACTTGACTTGGGCCTTGATCTGCTCTTCTTTTTAATTCATTTATTAGTCCTTGTTTACCTCCATCCCTATATGCAACCACTATACTATTCCAAAGTGTTCCATAATTGTATGCTATATCAATAAATACTGATTTTATACAAGATGGTAACCCAGCATAAAAAACTCCATTATTTTCACATGCTTGTATTGCTTTGCGTCGGAATTCTGAAACTCTTCTACTTAAATCGGCTTCAGCCATTGAAGGTGTAATAGTATCTCCTTTTTGAACTCTTCTAACACTACCATCTGGTGAAGTTATATTATCACTACCAAATCCTATTCTGTAAGTAAATCCAGCACTATTTGTATAATCTGGATCTTTATAAGCAGTTAATAATGGTCTGCCCCCTGGTACTTCATTGTCCTTAATTAATTGTGTAGCACCTATTATATCATTACCTGTGGAACTAAATGAGGGTGCACCTCTAGTAGAACTATCATCTAAAGGAATTACTCCCTGATTATTATTTTGGGACCCATCACTAGGAGGATTAATTAAATTACTTTCTTCTTTATCTGTATCTAATGGACTTGCCTTACCTTCAGGTTTTGATTGAGATGTACTATAACCATCTGGGTTTTGTGGGTATGCCGCATTTACAAGATCTTTTGTTGCATCTTCAGGAGTTAAAAGTTTTGGAGGATCTTTATCTATATCAGTAATTATAGTATTATCAGTAACTTTTTCTTCTTCATTAAGATAAATTGTTTGACCAACTAATTCTGTAAACCATTTATTATTTTCAAATACATGGTTAATAGAATAAACAATAAATGCTATTTTACCCCTATACCTTAAAGGTAATCTATTATCAGGGATTTTAAAGGCATTATATGGTCTTATACCTGTTATACCATCTAATCTTATTGTAAGAGATAATGGCATTAGTATTGTTGCAGCCTTTGAAGGAACAAAATTTTTTCTTATTTGTTGCCTATCGATATAAGCTTTAGTAAAATCTAAAGATATATGAACAGACTCTTCATTGAATTTTAACCTATATATATTTGTTAAATGGTCAAATAATTTTTGATATTTTCCAGTCCATACATCTACTAAACTATCATCATTAGTTGTATTACCTGTATTGTAAATATCTACAAATCTATCCGTAACTCCACCATTTAAATAATTATAAGATAGAACTTCATCTGGAAATGCTTTTAGACCACCATTTGTATCCTGGCCTTCATTATTGATGGCCTGGGCAGCAACTACTACTTGTTTAGCTAAATTAGGGGTTATTTGGGCAGAGTAATTATAGTTTAATGCTACTGAATCTTTACCAAATATTGGGATAGTAATTAAGTCTTCTGTATTATTAAAAGATTTAAGTCTATGTTCATCTACTACCCTTAGTATATGGTTGTTTTTATCAACACTCATTCTTAAATTATTTACTCCTCCCAGGGCAGCACTAATTTTTTGTAATACTGCATCTAAGAAAGGTATTAAAAAAACTTTTCTATCATCTCTTTGATTAGATTGTTGTTCTAAAACATCTAATGCCATAGGTAAATTAACTAAAACATTAAATAATTTAATATTATTTCTATCATCATTAAAATCAATATAGTCTATAAGTGGATTTTTTTCATTTAGTCGTGGAGTATTTATAACATTTTTTTCTATATTTGGTTCATTAGACCATGTATTACTAATCCAATTTAATGCAGTTCGACCGAAGCTTTTTTCTCGTTTATTTACTACTAATCCTCCAAAAAAATCAGCCCAAGTTTTACCTTCATTCTGACCCCCAACAGGTGAAATTGTTAAAGGAATAGTACATACAAATGGATTAATAGTAGCTTGTATAACACCAGATTTTATTATAGTATTATCCGGATGAAAATCTAATTTTAGATTAGATTCCGTAAAACCTTCACCTTCACTTACAACCATACCAAAACTTTGTATTAAAAAAAATAAATGACCTAAAGTTATATAAGTTAAACTTTTATTTTCATACAATCCTGAATATATTTGGATTAAATCAAAGAAATGAGGGTTACTATTATTTGTTGGATCAAGTCCAATAGGTTTTAAATTATCTGTTTCGGATAACCCATTAACTATTTGTGTTGCATTGCCATATTTTAAATTGTCATCATTTATTTTCCATGTAGATTTTTCTGAATCAAAATTAACTTTATCTCCTTTTTCACAAAGATTAGAATTTTGGTAAATATAGTTTAGTATCGTAGGATATGTAATTTCATTAATAGTTGTACTTTTTCCAATTGCATTAATCATTTTATAACCTCCGGTTAAGTCATTGGGTTTAGTAAAAGAAAAAACTCTATTAGATTTTGTTTGTGTTACACTAAGGTAATTTGTTTTAGTTACTACAGAACTATCATTAGCAAATTTAATTAATCTACTAATAACATGTTGTAAATCTGATTTGTTATCTTTAGAAGTTGTAGTATTTTTTTTATTTTCATTGAATAAATAAAACCCATTACTATTATTAATAGTTAGTGATTCTGCTAAATGACCTGGTCCTATAATTTTAGAGGAACATGAATATGAACCATCTGGGTTAGCTTCGTAGCTAAAATTAAATACATAACCCATTAAAGCACCATAATTACCATGGGTATCTTCTTCTTTTTTTGTAATAGATTTAATTAAATCCTCTCTTCCTTTTGGACTTAATTTAAACTTACTGTCGTCAAAGAAATTAATTGTATCTACTTTAGAGATTAATTCATTACTATTACTATAATAAGGTAAATGACCATATTCAATAAAAACTTGTACACCTAAACTCATATAAAGTTGAGACATAGTATTTAGTTGATCTAAATTATAACAGGTAAATTGAACTTCTGATTCCTGAATTGTTTGCCATTTACCACCAGTACCTATATTTAATCCAGTAATTCCAGGCGTTGGTTTTAATCCTAGATCATCATCATTGCCTTTATTATATCTTTCATTAAAGGTAGATT